GTTTTCTCTCTCGTCCATATTATTTTACCTCCTTTCTTATTTGGTCTGTTTCTAGTATCCACATATTGTCGCTTCCTATGATTTCTTTTGCTCTTATATCTGCATTAGTTTTAATAGTAAATGCTGATTTTGAATAGACTAGCTCATAAAATTGAATAGTCTTTATAATATACTCGCATAGTGCAAATATAGTGTCCATATTAGGAGCAATAGGCTCCTCGTCATATTTGAAGCATTCCAATATGTCTAGGCATGTGAATATTACTCCCTCATTTTGCAAATAGTCGTATGTTGCAATAGCCCTTTCAAATGCTATCTTTTGCTCTCCCTCTAGGTTGTATTTTGCAATTAACTTTTGTTGTAACTGGTTGCATTGCTTTATTACGTTATCCATATTTACTCCTTTCTTATGGGGTGTATTTTATACCCCCTACCCCTGGGATATATTTTTTAGACAGAAGCGGGATTTTGCCCGCCCCCCCTCTATTTGATGTTTGCTAGTGTTTTAGCTGATTTTGCTAATACCCTATTGTTACTATTTGCTATTATTGTTTTAATCATTCTTTCGACTTCTCTTTCTGCTTTTGGTGTTGCTACAAGTTCGATTTTGTAATCTGGTTTTTCTGGCTCTACTTCTATTTGTTTGAAGCCGTTTTCTGCTATAAATTTATCAATTGCTTTTTGTTGCTCTTCTGGAAAAGCATATTTTGCTGGTTGTTTACTACGTTTAATTACTAAGTATTCATTTCCTATAATGTCTTTGTTATTTCTTAAAAATTGCTTTTCATTTTCAGTAAAGTCCTTTTTAAGTAAATTTGCAAATGCTTTTTCAATTCCTAATTTTCTAAAGTCCATATTAAAATTCACCTCCTTCATTTATAAAATCTCTATATATAGTCATGTGTTTAGTGTTAACTTGTATTTGTATAATTCCTTGCTTGCTGTCGTTTACTAATAATGCATAATATTCAAATGCTGGGTGTCCTGAAGACATTTGTTTTAGTGATATGTTATAAGTGCTGATTAAATTATTCAATTTTGCATTGATTTCTATTTTTCTATTAAATTGTTTCTCTTTTGTTAGTGCATTGTGTAATGCTACATATTCTTTTAAAATATTCATATTTTTATACCTCCATTTTTTTTTATTTGTTTTCACTTAATTCAATTGCTTCTTTAGTTGCTATTGCTTCTGCTATTTCTCTATTGTAGTTATTATCTAGCAAGTCCTGGTCATTCATATAGTAGTTAGTAGTGAATTCATTATAACTATTTAATATGTCTTTTATATTCATATCTTTTTTCCTCCTTTCCTTACTTCTATATATAGTATAGCATATATTATAAACATTTTAAACCACATACCAAAAGATCCTTTGACTTTTTAAGATCTGTTCACAAACCCGCAAACCCTTGTGGCTGTAGGGCTTAGTATTTCTTTTCGTTACCAGGATTTGACTGGCGACTCTCCAAACATATACCAACTCGAATATATTATGTAAACCTCAAGTCGCGAAGCAAATTGAGCAAGAGTTGTACTCCACTTGTACTAAAAAAATTTCTATAATATAATATGAACAAAAAAGGAGGTAATAAACTTGATCAAGATTACCAAGAATATAAAAGACGAATATAATAATGGACATATACAAGATTTATTCAGCGAAATAGACGCTGTTTTATCAAAAAGAGCAGATATTCAAGACCGTTATCTTCGTGGAATAACTTCCACAAATTTAGCAACAGGTCAAACAGTGCAAGTGTTTTTTGAAAAATTCATAACAGATTTAGCAGCAGGTTATCTATCGGGAGAAATCACATATAATGCAGAGATAGTAGACCAGTCAGAAGAGCCAGCATATCGTTTACTACATCCATCTAACTCCGCACCACTAGACCCAGACACAGCTGCACAACTTAAGTTTATAATCACTACACTCTCTTCTAAAAATGATGACCCAAAAGAGTTGAAGCAATTATTTCATGATGCAGTCTTGTTTGGTTGTGCATACGAAAGACAATTAGACTTAGCGCCAACACTTCAAGACTCTATTAATGGTACAGCCCCTTCAACAGCAGACCCTAATTACACATATTATTCCCTATCTGCCTTGAATACAGTTGCCTTGTTCCCAACAGACATCAATGATATAAATCAACAGCGCCCAGTTGCTCTAGTTACTAGATATACCTTAGCCAGCCGTAACTCAGAAGACAACCAAGAGCATACCTTATATTATTGTATTGAGTGCAACCCATACACTAATAATTACTCTACCAGCATTTATGATAAGACTACTGGACAGGATGAAACAGGCAAGTACCAGCAAATAGTTATATTAAAAGAAGAACAACCATCGACACACTCTATACCTACGTTCTCAGTCTTTGAGCCAGACCCACAAGTAAGTATTATAGACCCAATCATCTCTCTAGTAACATCTTACGAACAGATTATGAATAATTTGAATGATATGTATCAATATAATGATAAGGACGCTAAACTTAAAATCAGTGGTTACAGACCAGAGAACCCACTTACGATACCTAATCCAGACTTCGACCCAGAGAAGCCAGTCTCTTCAAGTAATCCAGACGTCATATCAAACCCAGCCCGTGTTATTGAGGACACATACTTAGAGAATTCAAAGACGTTCTTCGTACAAGAGGGTGGAGACGTGAGTTGGCTACTAAAAGAGATACACGCAGAGGATGCAACGAAATACTTGAAATACTACGTAGATAGCATCTTCCAGATATCAGGTATACCTAATACCTCTGATGCAGCGTTTAACTCAGGAGACATGAATGCAAGCGCTATTGACCGTAAATTCTACACTATGGCGCTAATGCTAGACGACATAAGACAAGGAGTACAAGTATTAATAAAACATAGATGGGCTAATTTTTTCCAAAGAATTAACCTTATATCTAATACATACTATAATATAGATGACATAACTATTACAATTGGTACTAACTTACCATCTATGACAGATGAAAACATAAATCAACAACTAGCCCTAAACGGTATCATTTCACAAAAGACTCTTCTTAGCAACTTAGGATACGACTACGCTACAGAGAAGAAGAATAAAGAAGAGGAGACAGAGGTACCATGGGAGACAGTAAGCCCTGATACACAGTACGTTAGCCCTAATGATATTGATAAGGTTACAGATAAGACTACAACCGCTTCTACTACAGCTAACCAAACAAATAACCAGATAGAAGTAAAAACAAGAACACCTGACCCAGTGCCAGATAAAACTAATAATATAAAAAATATACAGCCAAGAGAGGGTAGACCTAATAAATAATGGTATTAACGGGGACGCTCCAGTCCCCTTGATATAAATAAAATAAAAATAAATTAATAGGAGGATTAAAAATTATGGAGGAGAATCAAAACATGAACAATGATCAAACAGGAGTAGAAACACCAGATACTACATTGGCTACAAATCAAATCGGGAGACCTACTACATCTGATACACAGAATTTAGATGTATTACTACAGGACCCTAAATTACAAGCTGAGTTTGACAAAAAACTTGAAAAGGCTATAAATACAGCCCTTACAAAGAAAGAACAAGAGTACTCTAAAAGAGAGAGTGCGTTACAAGCCTCTATTAGCACAGAGAAGGAAAAGATGAGACAAAACATCTTAGAAGAAATGGAAGCAAAGAAAAAAGAAGCAGAAGAAATGGCTAAGCTTTCAATGGAAGAAAGATATAAAAAGCAAATAGACAACCAAGAATTAAAAATAGCTGAGTACGAGAAGGAGCTATCTCTAATAAGACGTAGAGATAAAATAGCTAATCTAGTAGCAGAGAAAGGATATGACCCTAAACTATTATCTCTTCTTAGAGCAGAAGACGTTGCAACAGACGAAGAGATTGAAGACTATGTAGACAAAAGAAATGCTATCTTCTTAGAGGCTACAAACGCTAGAGTGCAAACACTTCTAAAAGATCACCCAGACGTACTATTAGGTGATAAAAAGAAGAAAAACGACGAGCCTATGTTTAACTTTAATTTTACAAGTAAAAAACAATAAAAGGAGGGTTAAAAAATGGTTGAGGATACTAAAATAAAATGTCAAGATTGTGGGGAAGAGTTCGTGTTTTCTATAAAAGATCAAGAGTTTTATAAAAAACACAACTATGTACCACCAAAAAGATGCAAATCTTGTAGAAATGCAAGAGCTATAAGACAAAATAAAATAAATAGAGATTAGAAAGGAGGCAAAAAAGTATGGCAACAAAGAAAAAATCAGAAACTACTAAAAAAGTAGAAGAAACACCCGTTGTAGAAGAAAAAATTGAAGTAAAACCAGTTGAAGAAAAGAAAAAAGTCGTAGAAAAAGCTAAAAAAGGACCTAAATATCCAGTAGGTAGCATCGTATACGTATCAAAAGACGTATTAGCAGACTTAAATGGGTTTAATTTAGGTATTTCTCAATACAAAAGAGAAACATACACTGTAGAAGCCTACGATGAAGATACAGGCGTTTATAAAATTAGACATCTAAAGTTATTACTTAGATTAAAAGAAGCCGATTTAGTGGCTCCTGACGAGAAAGCACACGATTCAGTAAACAGAATTCAATTTTAATTTAAAAAAGGAGGTAAAAATATTATGAATGAGTTTGTTAGTATTGAAATTTTAGGGACAATGGCAGGTTGTTCATTTCTTATAACATTACTTACACAAATCTTCAAGAGATTCTTACCAGAAAAAGTTGATACAAAATGGCTTGCTTTGATATTTTCTATCATAATTGGTACTCTACGTATAATTTATGTAGGGCAATTCGATTTTGCAGGTATAGTTTCAGGTATATTTAACATATTTGTACTATTAGCATCAGCTATTGGTATTTATGAAATAGTAAAACCTGCTGCGCAAGGTATAACAACTATGTTAGGAGGGGATACTAAAAATGGCAAATAAAAAAGTAAAAAAAGAAATCCCTCAAGGAAATGCAGAACAACAAAGAAACTATGGAGAGGAGGAAAAATAATGGCTAAACGAGGAATAGATATATCAGCTCATCAAGGTAATATTAATCTTGGAGCGTTAAAAGATCAAATAGATTTCGTTATTATACGTGTAGGATACGGTGTATCAGGTAGTATAGATAGTAAATTTGAAAGAAATGCTAATTTATGTGAAGAATTAGGTATTCCATATGGTTTCTATTGGTACTCATATGCGTTAAGTGTAGATGGTGCTAAAACAGAAGCAGATAATTTCTTAAAAGCTATAGTTTCATATAAACCTACATTTGGTTGTTGGTTTGATATGGAAGACGCAGACGGTTATAAAAGAAGAAATGGTATGCCTTCAAATGACACATTAAAAGATATGTGTTACGCATTCTGTGAAAAAGTAGAAGACGCTGGCTATTATGCAGGAGTGTATGCTTCGCAGAGTTGGTTTAAAAATCAATTAGCAGGTGATAGACTTAACAGATTTGATAAATGGGTAGCTCAATGGCCTACAAGTGGTGGTAAGCAAAGAGGTTTAAATGTATCTTCAGATGAAAGAAATGATGTTTCACTATGGCAATTCACAAGCGCAGGACAATTCTTAGGATATAATGGAAATCTTGATACAAACTATGCTTATCATGACTTCCCAAATCCAGGTGATAAACCTACACCAGAACCAACTCCAGAACCAACTCCAGAACCTACACCAACTCCAGAACCACAATTTAAAATAGGTGATAATGTAATAATAAATGGAGCATTATACACAAATGCAAACGCTATTTCTCCAGTAGGAACAGTTACAAATAAAAGAACACAAATAACTAGATATGCAGAAGGTACAGCGCACCCATATAATACAACAGGAGACTTAGGTTGGATGAATGAAAGTGACATAACACTTGCACCAGAAGAAAAAGAAATTGTAAAAGGTAGTAAAGTTAAATTAGTTGGAAGGTTATCTTATTCAGGGATAAGACTTGCTGATTGGACATATGGCTACATATTTGACGTAATTGAAGTATCAGGAGATAGAGTAGTCATTGGAAAGGGAACTGCGGTTACAGCAGCCGTTAATATAAAAGACTGCATACCAGTCTAGTTCAAAAGGCGGAATCCCCCCGCCTTTTATTTTTATAATTTTTATAAAATGGAGGAGTTGTAAAATGAGCAATATGTTTGTGAAAGACCCTTATGTTAAAGTCTTATTAGATAGACGAGAAGAATTAAAACAAGAAATAAATAAATTAGACGCAGAGTATCAAGCTATAGGTGAATTATTACTTAGAAATCATAGTTTAACTCAAAATAAAAAAACAGAAGGAGAAGAAAGATAATGGCAAAATTTGAATATGTAGATAGAATTATTAGTACAGGATACGAAATGAAAAATCCTGATTTTAAATTACCAGAAAGGTCAACTCAATTTAGTGCTGGGTATGACTTCTATGCACCAGAAGACATATTAGTACCAGGAAAAGGTGCTATAACATATGTAAAAACTGGTGTAAAAGTGAAACTTGCTGAAGATGAATTTTTAATGTTATGTAATCGTTCATCAAATCCAAAGAAAAAAGAATTAGTTCTAATGAACGGTGTAGGCATAGTGGATAGTGATTATTATGGAAATCCTGATAATGATGGTGAGATCTGTTTCACATTTAGTTCACTAAATGAAACAGGTAGTTTTATTAAAAAAGGAGATAAAATAGGTCAAGGAATTATACAAAAATTTATAAAAGTAGAAAATGATTATTCTTCTAATCCTACAGCGTCAAGAGTTGGAGGGTTTGGTAGTACAGACGAAAAATAAGTTGTACTCCATTTGAAATAAATAAAAAAATATAATATACTCTTTATAGAGAGAAATCACAGTCATATGTGATTAGCAGACTGGTTGAGGCTTCAATCGGTCTGTATTTTTATAAAAATAAGGAGGCGGCGGTATGTTCGCAACAGATATAACATTTGAAAAGATAGTAGAAAAAACAAAACGCATGCTAGGAAAAAATTACAAAGGGGACGTAGAAGTGGTTCCTGTTCAATCTTTACCTGCTCCAATCGAAGGACATACTGATGCGTTTTTATCAGTATCTAATGGTGGTTTTTCCGATGACGAGATTGCTTTAATAAAAGAAAAGACTAAAAATTACGCATGGTGGGTAGCCAATAAAGGTTGGCTAGTAAATAGTTTATATCAAGAAATACCAGCGTTGTTCATATATGGTTCAGAAATAGGTAATGTAAGTCCAGATGTTTTGAATTTTAATGGTTTGACCGAAGATAATTTTTATCTTCCAATAAACAGAACGGACATTGTAGGTGAAGTCAATGATTCTTCAAACCACGTGTATGTTCAGTTTATATTGGATGGCATAAAAGTAGAATATGAAACAGACAGAAATGGTAATAATGGCGGAGTAATAGAAATTGATGGTATTACATATAAATTTTATCCAGGAAGACTTTATCCAGAAGATAGAATTATAGATGGAGGTAACGTGTTATACCCAATACAACTAATTTCTAACTTAGATTATTATTACATTCCTGCAGTAGGAGAAATGGGAGAAGCTTTAGAAGGTGCTCATGACGCAGAACCTACTATAAGAAATAACTTAGAAATATTAGAAGACATATGTGAAATGGTAATACATGAAGCAGCAGAATGGACTAATA